CTCTGCCTGCCTGTGTCTGTAAGGCTAGTTTGCCTTTAACGTACAGACCTTTCTCGTCCTCTGCTATTTTCTCAAAGACCCCGATAGGCATGTCTGATTTGTGTTGATAGAGCATCTTGATGCCCTTTGGACCTTTCTTCTTAAGACTCTTATAGAAAGCACCTTTCTTGATTACGTCATTGCCTAAGTCTGTATTGTTGAATACCGAGCCGTAACCCTCAAAGATCCCTTCTTCTTTCTCGTCATCTTCGTGACCCATCTTGAGTTCAGCCGCTACTTGCACATAGCTTTCGTAGTCCTTGGTCTCGGTCACTTCCTCTTCGGATTTTTTCTTAGGTTTCTTTTTATCGTCCTCGTCCTCGTGGTAACCACTGACCTCTCTACCAGTTAGCTCGGTATATTCGGCATGGGTTTTGCAGGGCATATAAACGGTATTCCCGTTCTCGTCGTGGGAATGAAAGCCGACGCATCCTATTTCCTCTGCTCTTTCTACCGCTTCTTCCTCGGTAGTGTAAACATCGCGTCTTACTCTTTCTTTTACATCATCCCCTTTGGAATCTTCGTATGCTGTTGCACAGATAGCCATTCTTTGATCATTGTTGTATTCATCAACCATAGTGCTATCTCCTAGACATCTACTCATAAATTGCGTTCTACTTTCTCCTTTATCTGGTTTCGGTATCGGCATCCTAAATTATATAGCCATTAGATGTCATCTGACAATATCATTTTCATCAACGTAGAGTATCACACATCTACAGTTGATAACATTTTTGGCTCCTCCTCTACTATCTCCTGCATGTGCCATAGGCATCCCATTGACGATAAAATCGCTATTAGCGTCTACCGTCTGGCCATTTGCACTGGCGTGGAAGGATCTAGTTCGGTCGTCATTTACCGCACACCATCTTTTTTTTAGGTTAAGACCTAAGTCATTGCCAATATCCATGTGATATTTATGGTTGGCAAAAGATGCGGCGTTATGTGTTTCTGTTCTTGCGATTAGTGCAGCTCTGCTTCTCTGTATCTTGGTAAACTTCTTTGTAACCTCTCTGGCTATTTGTGGAAGAGTCAACTCTTCCGCTCGCAGTTTTTCTATTTCCCTGCCAATTTGTCTGGCCTGTCGTGTAGAGATGCCCGCTAAGATAAGTTCTTTGGTGCGGAAATACTCTTTGACTAATATTTCTATATCCTTGTTTTTACCGAACACCACCGCCTCAGCTTCGTCCTTCATGGAACGATTGTAGTATTCCTCATTGTTCTGATACGTTGCTAGAAAAACTCTGCGATAAAATGAAAGCATGACTGGGAACAATTCCTCGTTTAACCTATCTCTTGCTATCTCGGGTTCATATATTCCTGTTTCTCTATAAAGAAACATAGAGGATCTTAGAAATCTTCTAAAAGCGGTGTTAACTCTTTTTTGTAACAAGGCTTCTAAATTTTTGCGGAATATGGTTTGTCTTCTTACTTCCTGCGCTACGGACACTCTGCCGCGTCTAAAGTTCCTCAGCTCTTTGAAGAAACTTGACATCATTGATTGTGTCGCCTTAAGCGTTGTTGTCTTTTCCATCTTTTTAAATACTCCTTAGATGGTATCTTCTGTTGTGCTTGTGGTCTTGACACTGCATCATTTTTTAGAGCTTAGTGGATGTCCTTTTGGAAATAAATCTTGGTCGTGCTTACCGCCTTGAAATCTGCCTGTGCGTAAGGCCGCTAAAAAACTGTTCGTGCGTGCGTATGCCCACTGATCAGGACCAGTCACTCTAGGACGTACTGAACCAGGATTGTTATTGTAAGCACCTACGCCTCTTCTAAAAACCGCTTCTAGCATTCTTAGGTTTGCTCTTTTGGTCGGCTTGTCACCATATTTTTCATTATGATCGTCTACTTTTTTCTTCAAGGCCTCTTTTACTTTAGCTGAAACTTGTTTGGTATCCTCTACTATTTCCACATGAGTATCTGTTTCTAAAGGCTCTAAGTCTTCCTTAGGATCCTTGCGCCCTTCTAATTTTTTTGTCAGCTCTAAGACGACATCTTTCATACCTTGTTGTCCGAGTTTTGGATTTATTACGCCCCACTTCATCAAGGCTACCACACCTGCCACATTTGACATGTTTGGCTCTAAGGTACCACTAACAAACTGATTGCCGTCATTTACGCTATGTCTTGCCGCCCATGCTTCTCTTTCTTTTATCCATTTTATAACCGCAGGACTCTCTGAACCTTCTCTAGCTCTACCCCAAAGCATAAAGGCTTCATTCCCCCTTATGTTTCCGCCTGCTGTCCAGATCTTTTTTCCAACCCCCACCTCTTTGACGTTTTTGGCAAAGTCATAGTCAAACTGTGGATACTCTGAATTTCTAAGACTTATTTTTTTGTTATCGCCTTTATTCGGAAAATTAGTCAGCTCGTCTTTTTCATCCAATATATCTAAATCGTCTAAAAACTCATCGTCATATTCTTTTTCATCCTCATCGTTTATAGGATCTTCTGGTTCCTCTACAGCTGCACTGCCTATTGGCATCAGTGCCGCATTAATATATAAGTCGTCTCCACCAGTTATGGGACTTAGACCTATTATCTCTCTGGCCTCATTTCTGGTCATTATCCCTGTGTTCACCGCACTCGTTATGTTTTCGTAGGTTTTTCTTTTCCTTTCCGCCAATGCAGGAATTCCGTCTATGTCGTAGCAGAACTCTAGCTCCTCGGAGAACATAGGTACTAGCCATTCGTTAAGATCTGATTGAATTAATTTTAAATGTGGAATAATAGTTTCTTCGTATAAGGCTAGTCTTGCCTCTGCAATATTAGAATAGGTTTGACTATCTGGCACTCCGACTAATTGACTAGGTACACCAAAACATAAGGCTATATCAGTAGCACTCATGTGCTTTAGGTTTATGAAGTCCATATCCTTAGGACTTAAGCCCATCTCTCTCCAGTCAAAGTCACCCTCTAACAGCATAGGTCTACCTGCGTTGCCCGAGCCAACAAATCTATTATTTAGATCGGTGAGCAGTTGTTGTCGTTGTGATTCAGTTAAGTTTACCGCAAAGCCTTGATCGTCTTTAGGCTTAAAGATAACAGCACCACTTGGTCTTGCTCCATTATTCAAAAGATTAATATTGTGCTTGGACGATAGATTATGCTGATCTACTTCCTCTGCCGCGGCCTGTAAGGGAGAGCATCCGTAGTAATCATCTAACGGATTCCAGAGTTTGATGTGCTTTATCTCTGAGCTACCAGTGTCCTGGTCTACGTCAAAGACGTTCTGCACTCTGCCGTTTACTATGTATTCGTACCTATCTGGTATGGGTTTGCCTCCGCCTTTGATTTGTATTCTGTCTGGTCTAAGTAAGTGCAGTTCTCTTGGCGAACCTACTTCAGATCCTACTTTTAGAATATAAGCATTACCACTTAGAAGCAGAAAGCCAAACAGACTATTAAAGAATTCACTAGAAGATTGCAAGGGGTTTGGTCTGTTTAACAAATCTAGTAAAGGATGTTCCTCTACCATCATGTCGTCGTTCTTTAACATAAAGTCTACTGCACCTGCACCTTTACTTATCTCATTGACGCAACGGTAGACTATGGCATTTTTTAGATAGCCTTCTTTTGCTAAGTCTTGGTATTTATAATTTTTTGCATCCCCCGAGCCTACGCCGAAATATCCTACCATATTGGAGGGAGCCTGCTTTTCTTCTGTTCTGAAAAGGTTTCTAATGTTGTCTATCAGTGCCATTAACTTATTCTCCAGTTTACTTGCCCTCTAGATTTGCTTAGTTCAGTAAGACCCCAAACCAAAGCATCCAACCTATCAGGACTCGTTTTTATATCTCCTGTATAAGAACACATCTGCGTTTCTAAATCAGGAAAAGTACCTACATGGTGAACTCGCTTCTGCTCATATAATGCGGCAATCGGTTCAGCTCTCACTAATTTACCTCTCGTCGCATGGACTGACCTGTAAGGAATGTTGAAATCAATGTTCCTAAGTAGTCTTTCCACCAAGTCGCCTCCGTTATTAACCTCAGCTACTATTCTATCGGCTTCCCATTCGTGGTAGGCCTTTACAGCTATTCTACCCCATTTATCGGCAGAATACCTACCCGAGAGATCTTCTAGTACATAGTACTCATTATTAGCATCTTTGCCGACTACTAAGATACCCGTTTCGTCGCTGTTTTCGTTTGAAGTAACGGCGGGATCTATAGCTACAATTATATTTGTTAAGTCTCTTTCTTCATTTATGAGCCTGGCTTCTTCAATCATGTTGGCGTTCCATAATGCTCCATCTACATTTTCTATTATCTCTGCAAACAATTCTTGTCTACCTAAAGTTGTGCCTTCGTATCTCTCTTTTAACATAGCTAAAGCCGACTCTGCTAAGTTAGCCTCGTTCTCAAAAGTGTTGCCCCTAGTTAGATAACAGTCCTCTCGTTCCATCAAACTTTTAATCAATTTAGTAGGTTTAGGTGTGGTTGTTATGACGCATTGAGGTTTCTTACCTAGCCTTAAACCAAACATCAACTGGTCAAAGGCCTCTGGATAGCGCCACGAAGCCACCTCGTCACACCATGCTCTATGAAACTGTGGACCTCTAAGTCGGTCAGGCTCTTGAGCTGCAAACCCTGTGATCTTAGAACCATTGTATAGTCTTAGTTCTGACACGCTAGATGAATAACCTTTTTGATCTGACGATTTTAAAAGACACTCTCTAGGTATGACACTTAGTAGGCCACTATTGCCACCAAAACATACTCGTCTTAAGTCTCCATGTGTCGGAGCCACGACTGCACAATTAGAATTTGGGTTTCTCAAAGCATATATGGCTATATCTTGCGCTCCAGTTCTTGTCTTTCCCCAACCTCTACCTGCTAATATAAGGTGTATATGATGTTCTGCTTCAGGTGGTAG